TGCCGGTCCGTCGGAATGAACGGCTGTCCAGCGCGAGGCCCGTTCGGCTGCACCAGGTTGTCCACCATCCATGCGGCAGCATGATAGCCGAGGGTGCGCTCAGGGAGCTCGAGGGGGAGCGTATCGGTCCGCTCCCGGGGTGCGGGGAGCGTCTCGGTCACTTCGTGGCCCGCGCCTTCGCCCACGCCTGCAGAGCTACCACGCCAGCAGACTCGGCCTCAGACTCGTCAACGCGGTTGATCTCGATCTGCACCCTGCGGCGGTCGCCCTCGGTGAGGAGGAGGCTGGTGAGCATCGTGTTAACCGCCGCCAGCATCGTAGGGGAGCGTCGCTCCTGCTTCTTGTAGTTCGACAGGTCATCGCAGGTGGAGTAGAGAACAATCCAGTCCGACGGCTCATAGTAGCGAGTGAACGTGGACTGCTCCACAGCCTTCCACAGCTTCTTCGCAATCGGATGCCAGTCAGGATCGGGCTTAGGAGGCTTCACCTGCTCAGCAACCA